TAATGTACCGTCAGCAATAATCGTTGCATCACCAGACATCGTAACATCTGTCGCTACGTTAGCAGCAGAACCAACAATGATATCCCCAGAAGGTAATGTTGTTGAAATACCACCACTAATTGCGTAAGCAGTAACACTTACTGTAGCAGGGTTTGCACTTCGGTCTACTGCGCTTACTACTTCAATGCTGTTTCCATCACTACCAGTAACCATGAGATAGTCACCAATAGCTAAGTCATAAGCAGCTGCAGAAAAGTAGTTTGCCGCCTCAATCGTTGCAAGTGTATCTGCTGCATTTTTATATGTAAAAAATGCTGGGCCATTCACCACGCTTGCATCATCTAAAGTAACCGCGCCTGTATTGTCAGCCAACGATACTCGTGTCCATCTATCTCTATCAAAAGCCATGATTAGCTCCTTAAGTTAATTTAGTTGGTAAGAAGCCTTAAACTGACTCATCACAATTAATTGCCAATACACCGCGGTTATCGATTACTACCGCACCCATTGAGAACACACCGTTAATCAAGAAAGATGTATTTTGTGGAATGTAATTGATTTCTGTTCGGAAGTTCTTACCGATACCAGCGCCAGTTGACATTTTATGCCAAGCCAATGCAGTTCTAATATTGGCGGCTTTAGGTAATCCACCCTCAGTCATAGAAGGAATAACAACAACGTTGAATCCTAAGTATTCACGAATTCGAGCACGGTCAATTACGTCATTCTTCGTGTAGAAGGTAGAAACGAATTGGTCGTCACCAAGTAAGCTACGGAAGTTGTTAGCAGACATTGCAACAAAACGTTCTGGTAAAGGAACAGCGTTGTCATCAAAGAATTCTAAACATTCTGTAAACTTGCTATATGTGAAGTTAGTTCCGCCATCTGCAATGGTATCACCTGGGTCAGCGTCAAGCGCATCAATTAAGATTTGGTCAGAACGTCGTCCCATTGCTTGGGCAACCAACATTGCATTTTCCATCTTAGCATCAAAGTTAACTGTGAGCTCTTGAACTTCATCCACTGCTGTTGGTGCGGTGTATTTTAATAAAGTAGCAAGTGCTTTTTGATAGTTAGGGTCTTGAATCGTTACCGCTTGCAAGTAACCTGTTTCAACTGCAATTACTTGGTCAACCTTACGGAAAGAAACTTGGTTACCAATCACGTCATTTTTCATACGGACGGTATCGCGTAACAAGAAACCACGAGAGCGATATACGGCTTTTACAAGCGCATCAAACTCAATCTGTTGGACATTAGTTAAAGAAATGGACATGGTGAACCCCTATTAGTTAATAGTAAAGACTATTCTCTAAAAGGATTCATCATGTAATGCGGGTGCCTGTTTCCAGACCGCTATGAAGAAGTACCCTTCTATGCAATCATTAGGATTGCTTGAATGATTTAAAAATTCTATCCTGCATCAGTAATGCTTGTCAACAAAGTCACCGTCTTTAGATACAGATGCGATTTTTTGCTGCAATGTCTTTCTGTATATAGGGTCTGTTTTATACTTCTCGATATTATCCGTTAACTCTTGCTGAACTGCTTCAAGCGATAAACCGTTATCAACCGTATCTTCATTTCCCGTTGGTATTCTCGTGTCATTTCCAATCATTTTAGTCCTCACCTCTTCTAATGCAATTATTGCGTCCGCTGTACGCATGTTTTCCGTTAACCCTGCAAATGCAGCTTCACTAAAGTTAGCTTTAGCCCAGTTATTTAAAACCTGAAGTCTTTCTTGTGCATTCTCACCTAGCTTTGTTCGTTCTTCCGTCATATCTGTTTTGAATTCATCAAGATACGTTCCTACTGTGGAAAGCATCTTATCCATGACGTCTTGAGGAACATGCTTTGATTTAGCGTACTCTGCCATATCATTGAATGGCTCATACTCTGTATCTACCCAACTCTCTCCTGCAGAGAAGTCATATTCAGAGGGCGCCGTGCCTAATCGCTTCTCTAGCTCGGTATATGCTTTTGCAAAGTCCTGAGGTGTTTTATATCTTTCTGGTAACCAGTCTGGCCTAACTAATTCTACATTTGACTCTGGGTTTTCCTGTACTATTTCCGTCTCTTCCACCCCTTCACTTAATGGTTCATCCGATTCAATAATCGTGCTAAATAAACTCATTTTTACTCCTTTCCTGTGTTTTCATAGACGCCTCTTTTGCTTCAAAATCCTTCCGTTGCTTATAAGAGCCAACCATCATAATGATATATCTAAACGCTTCTCTATAGCCTTCGTGATATATACATGATTGCTCGTACCCACTCCCCATTCTTCCAGGCGCCGGTGCAGTTAAAAACCGCTCCTTAAATATAGCCAACAATCTTTTCCCGTCTTCACTTCTCTCAAAAACACTATACATTAACTGGTCTAACTCAACTCTTTCTGGAGAGCTTAACAGGGAATCTAAACTTTCCTTGTAACCCTCCATATAATTAGTTGGCTCTAAATACGGATTCTTTTTTGTCATATCACCCTACCTGTGGCGGAATTCCGGCTTCTTGCTGCATAGCTTGACTCTCTGATACCTGGTCTTGTAATTGCTGAGCTGCTTGCTGAACCCCTTCTGGCGTATTCATAAACCGACTATCAATCTGCATTAAATCAGCCATCAAAAATGGAAACACGGATGGATTAACATACATCTGCGCCATCTCTGGGCCACTGATTCCTTGGAGTATCTGATAAAACTGAGTAAACCGAGATATCTGCTCTTGCCCTTTAGCCAACGCCAATGGAGACCTATAGTTGAACGTTATAGATGAGCCCTTGATTTTTGGCTTAGGAAGCAATCCCATTTTATCCAGGATATACATTGACCGCTCTATTACAGGGAACAAAAACTCCTGCTGTAAACGAGAGAACAATGGACCAATTCGCTCCGCTAATATCTGTTGCTGTGTAGCAATCTCAGTCGCACTTTGAGGCTGAACACTATCACTCGAGATAGGAGAGTCTGCAAACATTAATCTTTGAATCTGCCCTCTTAAATCCATTATCGTTAATTGAGCAAATTGCGGGTTGGACGTGTCTGGTAATGGGATTAATGGTGCTTGTCCATCGGCTCCAATAGGTGCAATTGGAATAATAGACATAGGCTGCATAGTAAAGGTATGCGGGTTAAATACAGCATCACTGAATCCCATGAATGGCTTGAACGTATTTAAGTTAGCGCTTGCCAACTCAATTCTTGCCATCTCATTTAAACTCACAATACTTGGAAGCGCGTCCATGATAGGACCACGACCAAATACATCATTATTTGTTTTTTGGAATCTCCACACAATTCCTGGATTTACTTCAAAGTAATCCTTATAAAGAATTGCATCAGCAGTACAGACAACATAACAATAAGGCTTATCTTCAGTAGGAACATACATCACCCCTTCAAATACTGTTCTTATAACAGCGTCCGGGTCATCTACTGTCATAGCCATATACTGAGCAGGAACAACTGCCTTTGTCCATCGCTTGGTAATCTCGTTAATCTTTACATCTTCCCAGCTTCTATACCATGACTCAACTTTTCCTGTCATAGCCTCTTCAATGGCAAGCTTATCCATTGGGGTTGATGTAAATAATAATGGCTGCTTATCTGTGTGACTATTAACAACCAAACAAGAAGTACCTACAGCTAAATCGAAATAGCACTCATTGATTACCACATCAAAGTTAGAATCATGAAGATACATGAATAACTTCCTCATGTAGTCATCAAGCTCTCTCTGAGCATTTTCTCTATCTATTACGTCTTCACTATCCCAGTTATCATCCAGCGTTAAATATCCCCATTGCGTTTGAGGGGGTGTCATTGCTGTATGCATTTTAGATACAAAGGCTTTGGTTGCTTCGATAGCAGTTGTGTCGTATACGCGGGAGCCTTTAAGTTCTCCTTGCTGCTCTTTCGGTCTCCAAAACTTATTGCGATTAGGAATAGCGAAGTGATAACACGCTTCATGTAGAGATGCCCATAGGTCTGCAACGCCCTGCGCTTTATTATATCGTCGCTGGAATTGCTCGAGTAACTTTATATCCGATGGAGTGAATGCCATTTGATTCCTTTTATCCTAGAGTTTCCGCTGTTCCCTGATTAGGACCTTCCATAAATCCAGGAGAACGGAAAGAACGTCTCATGCTGCGTATTTGTTTCTCATGTAATCGTTTTCGCTCAGAATCTCTTTCGCCGGATACTCTGGCACTTTCTTTTTGAAGCTCATCTTTTTGCATCTTGTAATAATCCAACTGCTCTTTGGTAGATGCCATTGAAGCTCTTGTTTGAGCTGAATGTTCGTGCGGTATTAACTTACTAATAGATCTTTCTGTCTTCTTAAGCGCGGAAGATAACTGACTCATTTTGTTCCCCTATATCCATATGTGAACGTAAATAACTTTCTCTTCAAATTCGGATTGTTCAATTTTACGGTCAACGAATTTTATTGTATACGGTATGTTAATTAATTTCTTTAGTTTTCTCAATTGCGCCGCTATTGTTGCCATTATTCCGTTCCATTCTTAGTATATCTTCTCGCATCTGTGTTACATCCTTCTGAAGTTCGAATGTTTCAAATGCTCCTCGACCTACATTTACTGATTCCATAATCTGCTTAAGTTCACCGGCTGTAAAGTCTCCGTTGCTTGCTTGAGCCATCAACTGCTTAAATTGGTCATATGGATTTGATTCTGAATCAACCTCAAGCCTTACCCTGTTTGTCTTACCAACCCCAAACCTAGAAGCACCTACAATACGCCAGTACTCTAAATTAAAACTCTCGTCGTCTCGGCCAAGCCTTCCTTCAGACTCCCAGTTCTCTCGTGCCTTCATCAACCCATACCTGTAACAAGAGTGAAATATATTATGCTTGGCAATCCATCTATAGAACGTGCTATCCGTAATAAATGCCTCAACGCAGAATGCAGACATGGTGCCTCGGTTAGGGTCAGATAACACCTCGAGAATGAGCGGGCAATGCTTCTCCTCGTCATAAGAGGATGTGCCGCTGCATATTTTTTCATAAATCTTTACTGGGTCATATCTTCTTTGTTTAGCCATAACGTGCCTTTTAAGTTAAAGATTGATAGTATTTAACTAAATCCTACGAATATATGCCATATGTTTAATATATCCCAGTTTAGAGCATTACTTGTTAGACCCGTACTTGACTCACTTCAAATGTATTCAGTTGATGCAGAAGAACTCCTGGTTTTTACATGCGCCGCTGAATCTAATGGTGGCACATATATACACCAAGTCAAAGGTCCGGCGCTGGGAATTTATCAATGTGAACCGTCAACACATACGGATATATGGCAGAACTACATTATTAATCGACATTCAATCACCTCTATCCTGTCTCTTAATTTTAACTGCCCAAGAATACCCGAGCCAGCACGACTGGTTTATGATTTACATTATGCGACTGCGATATGTCGGCTTCATTACAGAAGGCAAGCAGAAGCCCTGCCGAAAGCAGACGACGTTGAAGGCATGTGGGATTACTATAAGAAGTATTATAATACCGCTAATGGGAAGGCGAAACGCGATAAAGCTGTAAAAATCTACGAATCTTTCTTAAAAAGTTCTTAATCTTTTGACCTATTTTCATAGATGTCACTCATGTTTATTTCATGAAAACAACAGGTACACATTAAAACTGTCACATGTTTAGACTTAGGAGTCAATGTCCATGACACAGGGATAAGGTTATGCGGAGAACAGGTACTAGGTGCTTTGTCTTGGCATGCTTTGCGCCATTTTACTTCCTTAATGCTTTCCATTAGTCTGCCTCATGCCTTATCTTGCCGTTATCACATACTATACTATATTTAATTAAAGTAATGATTCCAGTGGTCAATCTAAATAAAGCCATAATTCTATTGTGAATATTATTAGTGAACAGCTTATGTTTATCTTCTGACACCCATATTTGTAGATAAGTATCAGTTGCTTGCGTACCTTTTTTATATATCCACCTATCTATATTCATTATCACGTCTCTAACTAGGCCTTTTGCATTTATCTTATCAACCAATAACTCTGGCTCTCTGCTTGCTAACATGTACAGGTCTATCTTCTTTGTGCGCTTCTTTCTATCTGCGGCCATCATCCTTGTTATTTCATTTTTAATTTCTTTAATATCTCTCATTAATCCCTCGTCCACAAATCAAACTGCCAAATAGGCCTACGTGCTATGCGAGAATACTCCAGG